GCATGGCCCAATGGCAGTTAAATATGCGTAGAGGCAAGGCAAAAAAAGGTAAATAGTAGTATGAGACTAAGAGAATTAACATCGGTAAAGGAAAACCCTTTAGCACCAAAACCTACTATGGCTCAACAGGCCGCAGGTGCAGTCAAAAAAACTGTAAACAAAGTAGGACAAGGCGCTAAAATGGCCGCACAGAAGATGGGTGCAAAAGGTACTGGTGGTATGATGGCAAAAGGTTTAGATAAACTTGCATCAGGCGGTGCTTTGACAGGTAATTTATCCAAGCAGATTGCTCCATTTGCCAAGCAACTTTCAACAATATTAGCAGATACACAATTAAGAAACAAGTTTATGATGCTTGTAAAACAAGCAGAAGCAGGTGCTAAAAAACAAGCACCAGCACAACCACAAGCAGGGCAACCACAAATGCAAACACAAAGCATGGAGGAAGATCCTTTCAACGACGAAGTTAAGAATATACTTAAAAAGCATCCAGAAGCAACTGCAAAGATGAAAGCAACAGGTGATGTAAATGACATTTACAACACTGATTTATACATGGATTTGTACACACACTATCAACAAGATATGCCATATGGAACACAAAAAGCAAGAGATGGTGATCCAGTACAATTTATACAAGACGAATTAGATGAATTAGGTATTTTTGACGATGAGCAAATGGGAGAAGCGGCGACACCAGGAGCCACTAGTGCAGGTGCAATAGCAACTGTGGCAAACCCTATTACTGCTTATGCAAAAGTAAAAAGAGATGGAAAGGGTGTTCCTAAAGCAGACCAAAAAAAGACTCCTAAAGGCACAGCCGTAAATGCACTTGATATGAAGGGTGCAAGTCTATTTGGTGGAAACATTCAAAAGAGGTAAATACTGTTATGAAAGAGAAAGAATTAAGAAACGAAGGTTTAGCAGATTTGGCACACAAGGTTGAGAAAGACCATGAAGTGCAAATGGCTCGTGCTGAGTTATACAAAATAGGAAAGTATGCAATTAAACTTCATGAAATGCTTAAAGGTGTTTCAGAACAAGAAGGTTTAGAAGGTTGGGTACAATCTAAAATAACAAAAGCAGGTGACTATCTAAGCAGTGTTTATCATCATATGGATTACGAACAAAAGTTCGAACAAGTTCAAACAGAAGCAAAAGCAAAACCAGACTTTTTAGATATGGATAAAGATGGCGATAAAAAAGAGCCAATGAAAAAAGCAGTCAAAGACAAAGAAGCAAAAAAAGATAAAAAAGAATCCATAGACTACAAAGATCAACTAGCAGAACAATTAGGTCAAGTTCTTTCAAAAAAAAAGACTGAGCGTTCATTAACCAAAGGCGAAGAAAAGAAAAAAGAAAAGTACGTCAAAGGCATGAAGAAAGCCAAAGGCGACTTTAAAGATCGCTATGGTGATGATGCTAAAGCAGTAATGTATGCCACTGCAACTAAGATGGCAAAGAAAGAAAGCAAAGACCAAATTAAAAAAGCCTTTTCAAAAACTATGCCTAGCAAAGTTACAGGCTATTATCAAATCATAGACTTCTGGAAGGAACACACACAGATGTGGGGTAAAAAACCTGAAGAAGTCAAATACGAGATCGCTGATTGGATGGTAGATGAATTAAGACCAGACAATACTCCTGAAAGAGAAGAATTAACAAAACGTGCATGGGCAATAGTCGATGACGTAATTAAAAACAATGACGAAGATATGACATTTGATGATATGATTGATAAATTATCAACAAAAGAATCATACAGTTCTTTAGAAGAGTCTGTTGGTAAAGCAATTACAGAAGAAGAGTTTGACCAATTAGCAGAAAAGAAAGATGCTTGTTATCACAAAGTAAAATCAAGATATAAAGTTTGGCCAAGTGCTTACGCCTCTGGTGCTTTAGTTCAGTGCAGAAAAAAGGGTGCTAAGAACTGGGGCAACAAGAGTAAGTAATGCGTTATCAAGAATTCCAAACAGAAGGAACACGTTGTTGGAAGGGTTACGAAAAGAAGGGCATGAAAACCATGTTCGGAAAACGTGTACCCAACTGCGTTAAACGTGAACACGTAGACTATTGTGTTAAGTGTGGTAACCTATTGTTTTCAGAAGAAGTAGAATTAAATGAAAATCTTAAAAAATGGTTCAAACAAAAGTGGGTTCGTTTCGGCCCTGATGGAAAAGTAAGAGGACAATGTGCTAGAGGCAGTTCTAAAGAAGGTAAGCCTAAGTGTTTACCAGCCGCAAAAGCATACTCACTAGGTAAAAAAGGCCGTAAAAAAGCCGCAAGTCGTAAGCGTCGTGAAGATCCAAACAAGAATAGACGCGGTAAAGCCAAGAACGTCAAGACAAAATAATAAATACTGTACTAATTAAAAATTAAAAAGGACGCAAATGGCTTTCTTAGTACACAACCTACCACCTGTAGAAGTTTACGTAAAAAAAGAATATCTATACGATCATCAAAAAGGCCATGGCGAACTTACTCCTGGAATATGGATATCAATCAGAAGTATAATGGGTAAAGCATTGTACTTCGAAACTCTACTCACAGACTATGGTGCATTGTATGACAAACTTCCTATATCAGCATTTGTTTGGAAAGAAGATTATAATAAAGATGATCAACTGCCATTAGACACACTTCAAATTTGGGATTGTTTTGATTATGATATTACTGTTATCAAAAAACCTATGTTAGCAAACTGCGAATTTTTTGGCAAAGATAAAAAAATGCACAAGGGCGAATATATGTTTACACTTGATACCTGTCATACACAACATTCAACTATTGATATAAATTTTTCAGAGCATGATCCAGAACACAAAACATTTAACATAATAAAATTAGACAACGGTCAATTTGCCGCACAACCAAATAACAGAACTGTATTCACAGATCAAAGTTTGGTACATCCAGAAAAGAAAATACCAGATTTCAAAGTATGCACTCAAAATTATACAGTTGAAAACACACCAAAATGGGCAGTAGGTCATACTGATGAATGGCAATACAAAACCAAAGACGAAGAATCCAAATAATACAGCCAGATACAGATAAACCAAAAGTTGTTAAAGTTAAATAAAATTAACTTGACATTGTTAGTACACGAGTATATAATTACACAATTAACTAGGAGAATAAAATGTCTGATAGAACATATGGACCGGACGAAAAAGCAAAACTGGAACGTTTGGTTAATGAAGGCGCGACAGTTATGCAAGAAATTGAAGATTTACAAACAGGCTTAAGAGATACAGTTAAGGCAATAGCAGAAGAACTAGAAATCAAACCTACACTTATTAATAAGGCAATCAAAATTGCACATAAAGGTGACTGGCAGGCTCATGCTGATGCTTTTGACGATCTCGAAACATTGGTGGTGACAGTTGGAAAAGACAAATAAAGATATTACTTTTTATCTAAAATGGTTAGCAACAACGGTGTTGATAATCGGTACTGCTATTAACACGCAGAAAGAACTTTATCCATTAGGACCTTTAGTACTTGCCTGCGGTGGACTTATATGGTTAGCAGTATCAATTATATGGAAAGAATGGAGTCTTATAATAACTAATTCTATTCTTGCATTAGTTGGTATAGGTGGAATCATAATTGCATGGTAAATGAGTCAGAAAAGAAAAGAATAGATAATTGGTTAGACAAACATTTAAAAGAACTTTCAGCACCAGAAGATGGTTCAACTGCGAGATGTCCCTGGGCATACAGTTCAAAAGTTCCAATAATTCATACAGACCAATACATGGATATCATGAAACACATGATAAATTTTCCATATGATGATGGTGTGCATGGACTATTGATAGTATTGCATGGCGTAAAAGACAGAAATGAAGGACAAGATTTAATTGGATTATGCAAGACACCTTATTTTACAGAAAGAGATTTATTGTTTATAGAATACAATTATGATCATTACAAAAATGAATTAAACGATCCAACTATAAGATTGTTTATAATACAAAGGCTAACAGAAACCAAAAAGGCAAGTGAAAAACTATACAAAACGGATTATTATAAAACATATCCACATAATATGGTTTTTAGAAAGATAAGAGAAGCAATGGGTGATGAACACTTTTTTGATACACCGAAAGGATCTAAATATTGATTTACATGGTTGACATCGACGGAACAATATGTTATACTAAAGGTAATAATTATGATAGCAGTGAACCAAGGTATGATCGTATTGATAGGCTTAACAAATTATTTGATGAAGGCAATGAAATACATTATTGGACGGCACGTGGTGCCAAGTCCGGTAAAGATTGGACAGAGTTCACTAAAAGGCAACTAGGCGAATGGGGAGTCAAGTCAACAAGCATAAGACTAGGCAAACCACATTATGATAAATGGATCGATGATAAAGCCATCGATGCAGAAGAGTATTTTAAGTAAGGTACAAACGGCCATAAACGTTTTATTTGGTATTTGTCAGCCACAAATGACATATAGGAGAAGCAATGAGTTACGTAGACGCATTTTTTAATCGTGAAGCAGACCAGATACAGGTGGTCGAGCGTCGTGAAGATGGAAAAAGACACTTCACAGAATATCCAGTAAGATACACATTTTATTATGGTGACCAAAGGGGAAAGTATAAAAGCATTTATGGAGATCCTCTAAATAAGATATCTTGTAAGAATACAAAAGATTTTAGAAAAGAATTAGCAATAAACAAAAACAAGGCTTTGTTTGAAAGCGATATCAATCCTATATTCCAATGCTTATCAACAAATTATCTTAATCATGATGCTCCAAAACTAAATGTAGCATTTTTTGACATTGAAACTGACTTTGATCCTGAAAGAGGTTTTGCCGATCCGGCTGATCCATTTATGCCTATTACTGCAATCTCCGTACATTTACAATGGTTGAATACACTTGTAACACTTGCAGTTCCGCCTAAAGGATTAACAATGGAACAAGCAACAGAACAATGTAAAGACTTTCCAAACACACATCTGTTTAGTGATGAGGCAGATATGTTAAAGACTTTCTTAGATTTAATAGATGATGCAGATATTATATCAGGTTGGAACAGTGAAGGTTATGATATTCCTTATTGTGTAAACCGTGTTGCTAGAGTATTAAGTAAAAATGATACAAGACGTTTTTGTCTTTGGGATCAACTTCCTAAGAAAAGAGAATATGAAAAGTTTGGTAGAACACTTGTAACCTATGACCTAATAGGTAGAGTGCATTTAGATAGTTTAGAATTATATCGTAAATACACATATGAAGAAAGACATACTTACAGACTTGATGCCATTGGAGAAATGGAAGTTGGTGAAAAGAAAACTGTGTATGAAGGTACACTCGATCAACTTTATAACAATGATTTCAGAACGTTCATTGAGTACAACAGACAAGACGTTGCACTACTGGACAAGTTGGACCAAAAACTAAAGTTCTTAGATTTATCAAATGAACTTGCTCATGCAAATACTGTTTTGCTACAGACCACAATGGGTGCTGTCGCAGTTACTGAACAAGCGATTGTTAATGAAGCACATAGACGCGGTATGCAAGTTCCTAATAGACCGAGACGTGATGAAGAAAATACCGCGGCCGCTGGTGCTTATGTGGCATTTCCAAAGATTGGAGTACATAAGTGGATAGGTTCTATGGACTTAAACAGTCTATATCCTAGTGTTATTCGTGCATTGAATATGGATCCAGCAACTATTGTTGGACAACTACGCCCCGAACACACAGAAAATTTTATTACAGAACAAATGAACTTGAAAAAGAAATCCTTTGCAGGTGCATGGGAAGGCAAGTTTGCAACACTTGAATATGATGCGGTAATGGAAAAACGTAGAGACGTTAGTATTACTGTTGACTTTGAAAACGGTGAATCAGAAGTAATGAGTGGTGCACAAATTTACAAAATAATTCACGATAGTAATAATCCATGGATGCTCAGTGCAAATGGAACTATCTTTACATATGAGCATGAAGGTGTTATTCCAGGACTTCTAAAACGTTGGTATAGCGAACGTAAAGAAATGCAAGGAATGAAAAAGAAATCCATTGATGCAGGCAACAAGGCAGAAATAGAATTTTGGGATAAAAGGCAACTTGTTAAAAAGATTAACCTAAATAGTTTATATGGTGCTATTCTTAATCCAGGTTGTAGATTCTTTGATAAACGTATTGGCCAATCAACTACACTTACTGGTAGAGCGATTGCAAAACATATGAGCGCCGAAGTAAACAAAGTTATTACAGGGGAATATGATCACGTAGGAAAAAGCATAATATATGGTGATACTGATTCTGTTTATTTTAGTGCATTTCCAATCCTTAAAAAAGAAATAGAAGCAGGACAAATTCCATGGACAAAGGAAAGTGTAATACAACTTTATGATCAAGTATGCGGAGAAGCAAACAAAACATTTGAAAAATTTATGCATCAAGCATTTCATTGTCCTAAAAGTAGAGCAGAAGTAATTGCGGCAGGTAGAGAGATTGTTGCAGAAAGCGGATTATATATTACAAAGAAACGTTATGCGGCTTTGATATATGATGATGAAGGAGAACGTAAAGATGTAGATGGCAAGCCAGGTAAAGTAAAAGCAATGGGTCTTGATCTTAAACGTTCAGATACTCCGGTGTTTATGCAGGACTTCTTAAGTGAATTATTGCTTATGGTATTACAAGAAAAGAAAGAAAAAGAAATACTAGATGCCGTTGCACAATTTAGAACAGAATTTAAAAAACGTCCTGGTTATGAAAAAGGTTCACCTAAACGTGCAAACAAGATTGGTCATTATCAGAAGTTAGAAGAACGTCAAGGTAAAGCAAATATGCCCGGACACGTTCGAGCAAGTATTAATTGGAATACATTAAAGAAGATGAATGGTGACAAATATTCACAAGAAATTGTTGATGGTATGAAAGTTGTTGTTTGTAAACTTAAAAAGAATCCATTAGGATATACTAGTGTTGCATATCCAACAGATGAATTGCATTTGCCTGATTGGTTTAAGGAACTGCCATTTGATGGAGATGCAATGGAAGAAACAATTATAGATAATAAACTAGGCAACTTGATTGGTGTTTTGAGTTATGACTTAGAAAGCACTAAACAAAAAAATACGTTTAACAGTTTATTTGACTTTGGGGGTGAAGAATAATGGCAACACATGGAATGATAGATTTAGAAACATTAGGAGTAACTAATGATTGTGCAATCCTTACAGTAGGAGCAATCAAGTTTGATCCTTACAGTGACACAGAACCTCATTCAGGATTGTATCTACGTATTAATGTTGACGAACAGACCGAACTAGGTAGAACTGTAGATGACAACACTTTAGAATGGTGGGGTAAACAAGATCCTAAGATCAGAGAAGAAGCACTT